AAGGAAGTGGACAACGCAGAAATTTTCAAGATGATTTCACCCGCTTTTTCTACTCTTATCGGCGGCATGATTGGGTTCCTGTCTGGTATCAAACTCATGCAAAATGACGACAAATCAAAAACTTGTAAGGACTAACGATGCTTTCACTCATATCAACCCTTGGCGGTTTGCTCATATCGGGCTTACCAAAGCTTCTAGACTTCTTTCAGAACAAAGCTGACCAAAAGCATGAGTTAGCTCTTGCCCGTGTTCAGATGGAGTTACAGCTTCAGATGTTGGCTCAAGGCTATGCCGCCCAAGCTCAGATAGAAGAGATTCGCACCGATCAGATTGCTATGGAAACAGACGCGCAGATGACTGTAGCGGCCTATGACCATGACAAAAAGATCATGGAAGAAGCCAGCCGCTGGGTTGTGAACTTTGTAGGTACTGTGCGCCCGATGGTTACTTACATCTTTGTATTGGAACTCTGCGCTATCAATGCTTGGATGGCTTACTACATCTACAGTCGACCTGCTTTGGTTACAAGTATGGACGACTTGGTGCGCTTGACTGATATTCTGTTTAGCACTGACGAGATGGCCATGCTTGGAGGCATCATTGGTTTCTGGTTTGGCTCACGTAGCTGGAGCAAGAAATGAAACTGGGCAAAGCTGGCGCTGATTTGATGCACCAGTGGGAGGGGTACAGGACTAAGCCGTACCTTTGCCCAGCCCATATCTGGACAATTGGTTATGGTCATGTGCTGTACCAAGACCAGATTAAACTACCTGTTGTGCGTGTAAACGATTACGCAGGGATGATCCGCAAAGAGATGCCATTAAAGCCGGAGGATAACCGTGTCTGGACTAAAGAAGAGATCGAGAAACTATTCACAGATGATGTCGTCCCTACTGAACGTGGTGTTCTACGACTTGCTCCCGCTTTATCTGGTCGTCAAGGCGCTTTCGACGCGTGTGTCAGCTTTGCCTTCAACGCCGGAGTGGGGGCTTTTCAGCGTTCTTCTATTCGGATGAAAATTAACCGTGGTGATTGGGAAGGCGCAGCCGATGCCCTCTTGCTGTATTGCATGGCTGGTGGCAAAATACTGCTAGGGCTAAAAAAGCGCAGGGACGCTGAAAAAGCACTGTTTTTATCCTAGGACTACCGATGGCACTTAAGAAACTCGCACTGAAGCCGGGGGTTAACCGGGAGAACACCCGTTATGCTAACGAGGGTGGCTGGTATGAGTCCGATAAAGTGCGGTTTCGCCAAGGTACACCTGAGAAGATCGGTGGCTGGGCACGTATATCTGCGTCTACATTCCAAGGTCTGTGCCGGTCATTGTGGAACTGGATCACGCTAGACAACTTAAATCTGATCGGTGTAGGCACTAACTTAAAGTTTTACCTTGAACTGGGTGGTGAGTACAACGACATTACGCCTATTCGGGCGGGGGCTATCCTAAGTAACCCGTTTGCCACAACTAACCTGCTTACCTTAGTTACCGTTACAGATACGGCCCACGGCGCAATCACGGGTGACTTTGTAACGTTTAGCAACGTAGCTCCTGTAGGTGGTCTTGATTTAAACGGTGAGTATTCTATTACTTACGTTGATGCCAATACATACACAATCGTATCTGCTACGGCTGCAACTTCCACTGTCGCGGCTGGTGGCGGAACGACTGTTAATGCAATCTACCAAATCAACGTAGGCGATCCATACGAGATTCCACTGGCTGGCTGGGGTGCGGGAACTTGGGGTGCGGGAACCTGGGGCTTTGGCGGTACGTCTACCTCTGCCCTGCGTCTATGGAGCCAGAATAACTTTGGTGAAGACTTGGTTTATGGTTTCCGTGGTGGCCCAATCTATTACTGGGATGCTGGTTATGGCGTTGACCCATCCTTGGCTACGGTCACCATAGCTTCTCCTGCGGTAGTTACAGCGGCGTTTAGTTTACCCAATGGCTCTGCAGTCATTCTTACTAACAGTGGTTATCCAGCTGCACTCCCTACGGGACTTAGCCCCGGAACTATCTATTACGTGATTAACTCTAGCGGTAACACGTTTAATCTGGCTTTAACTGCGGGTGGCGCGGCTATTACCACTACGGGTACTCAGTCAGGCGATCACTACATCATGCCTAATGGTATAGACATCGCAAGTCTGTCGGGCGCATCAGACTGCCCAATCATCCAGAACTTTGTATTTGTATCTGACATCAGCCGGTTTGTGTTTGCTTTTGGCTGTAATGATCTAGGCTCTACATCACAAAACCCCATGTTAATTCGCTGGTCGGATCAAGAGTCTGTAGTTAACTGGACACCCTCTGCAACCAATCAGGCCGGTAGTGTGCAGTTGTCGCACGGCTCTAGCATTGTGACTGCCGTTCAGACTCGTCAAGAGATCTTGGTATGGACTGATTCTGCCATTTATTCTCTCCAATACATTGGCCCACCCGTGGTCTGGTCTAGCCAGTTGATGGGTGACAACATCTCTATCCTTGGTCAGAACGCAGCAACTCAAGCTTCTGGTGTGGTGTACTGGATGGGCGTGGATAAGTTTTATCTATACGATGGTCGTTTACAGACTTTACCTTGCGATCTTCGCCGGTACGTATACCAAGACATTAACCTTCAGCAAAACCAACAAGTGTTTGCCAGTACCAACGAGGGTTTCAACGAAATCTGGTGGTTCTACTGCGCGGCTGGTAGCTTGGTTGCCAATCGTTATGTGGTGTACAACTACCTTGAAAAAATCTGGTACTACGGCACGATGGAGCGAACAGCTTGGCTAGACTCTGGCCTAAGAGACTTCCCTATTGCCGCTACGTATAACTACAACTTGGTTGATCAAGAGTACGGCTTAGACAACAACGAGACAGGCACACCCGCAGGTATTGAGGCTTACATCTCATCTTCAGAGTTTGACATTGATGACGGCGACAGATTTGGATTTGTATATCGTATGTTGCCTGACTTAACATTCTCTGGGTCGGATGCTTCTCCTACGCCGCAAGTTGTTTACACGCTCTACCCGTTGCAGAACTCAGGCTCTGGAACTGGCACAGCGGTAACAGGTAATGTAACTAAACAGACTGGTGCTCAATATACAGTGACCGAAGGTTTTACAGGGCAGATTAACACACGGGTTCGTGGTCGCCAGCTTATCTTGAAGGTAGGTTCTACAAACCTTGGAACAACATGGCAGTTGGGTGCTACCCGTATTGACATTAGACCGGATGGCAGACGATGAGCTTTATTGTTACCACTGATTTTGAGCTTAATAAGGTAGCCGCACCTAACTTGCCGCTACCTCCGGAAGAGTACAACCGTATATATTTTGACCAGATGCTAAACATCTTGCGTCTGTACTTCAACAGGATTGATGCGTTAACCACGCAGTTGATGGCTTCGGGCGTAGTGCCTCCTTTGACTAATTACACTGTGGCTACGCTACCTAGCGCGGTTACGTCAGGTAAAGGCGCAAGAGCTTTTGTAACAGATGCTTTAGGCCCAACATTTGGGGCAACCGTTGTGACTGGCGGGGCAGTGGCTGTGCCTGTATATTCAGACGGAACAAATTGGAAGGTTGGATAATGGCACGGTTTTCAGACGCAGAAATACGCGCTTATGTAGAAGCAAACATAGATAACCCTGCGGCTATTGCAGAGGCCGCCGCCGCTGCGGGCGTGTCTATGGCCGATCTGTCTCGTGCCACTGGTTTTTCTGTTTCTGACATTAGTAATTACTTTGGTAATGCCGGCGTAGAAATACCTGCCGCCGATAACTCTGCCGCCGAACGTGCTGCGGCTGCTGCACAAGCCGCTAATGAAGCTGCATGGGCTAAACAACAAGCCGAGAACGACAGGCTATGGGCTGCCCAGCAGGCCGAGAATGAACGTAAATGGGCCGCACAACAAGAGGCCGCCGCTAATGCTGCCCGTGTAGCAGCTGCTGCACAGGCCGCCGCAGATAAAGCCGCTGCTGAAGCTACAGCGCGTGAAGAAGCTGCTAGAACTGCTGCCCAGCAGGCTGCCGCCCAACGTGCTGCAGATGCTGCCGCTGCGGCTCAAGCTGCTGCTGATAAAGCCGCCGCCGCTGCTGCGGCTCAACA